CCCACCCCCTCTCACACAGGAACACCCCCCGGTAGGAGTCCCAACCTCCTTGCACAAAAAAATATTATACTGTATATGTCGATACCAACGGTTAACAGCCTGCGATAAACACATGAGTATTATGGTAGAACCCGAGCTTGGGGTGGCAATTCCTGATGAGTTACCACCTATGGATCTCAAACAACGCACGGATGCGGCTAGTGAAACCGCCAAGGAACTTGCTGACCATGGACTAGATGTCGAACCTACCAAGGAAGATAAGGACGTAGCCGCTAAAATTACGATGGCCTACGCCGATGACCCCGACACAACCTCTAAAAAAGTTACTACGAAGAAGGCAGCAGCACTTACACCTGCCTCATTGATACTCACAAACAACATATTGCAGGAGTTTGGCCACTCTGTCGTGGAGAGCGCTGTGCAGGTACGCCACCTTGTGACCAATAAACTTATAGAAGAGACCGAAAATCCAGATCCCCGAGTGCGGATACGCGCTTTGGAGCTGCTTGGTAAGATATCTGACGTTGGTTTGTTTGCAGAAAAGTCGGAAGTGACCATAACTCACCAGTCTACGGACGATTTGCGTGCAAAATTACGTGAAAAACTGCAAAAATTGAGTACACCACAGGAAAAAATACAGGATGCCATCGTAATTGATGGTGAATCGCTGGATGTTGACGTTGAACTTGGTNTGAAANAGGACGANAAGTTCGATGACGACTGAAAACTTCACCGAATCAGAGGTTCAACAGATGTTGGACAACCTAGATCACTACACTCCTAATGAAATAGTGGAGATTGACCGTCTTGTTGACGAATTAAGTAGCAGAAAGACCAATCAGGCGGCTTATGATGACCTGATTGAGTTTTGTAAGCGTATGCAGCCTGATTATATCGTTGGAAAACACCATAGGATGCTTGGAAACATGCTTATGGACATTGCAGAGGGTAAAAAAGACCGTATTTGCGTCAATATCCCGCCCAGACACGGTAAATCACAGCTTGTTTCTATCTTTTTTCCTGCATGGTTCTTGGGTCGTAATCCCAACAAGAAGGTTATGATGGTGTCACACACCACTGACCTAGCAGTTGATTTTGGTCGTAAAGTGAGGAATCTTATATCCACTGACGAGTACGCATCTATCTTCCCCGCAGCAAAACTTGCGGTGGATTCCAAGTCTGCTGGGCGTTGGAACACGAGTGTAGGAGGTGAATATTATGCGTGTGGTATTGGTTCCTCTATTGCTGGCCGTGGTGCTGACCTCTTGCTCGTTGACGATCCCCATTCCGAACAAGATGTCATTAACGGAAATTTTGAAGTCTTTGAAAAAGCATACGAATGGTTCACCTTCGGAGCGCGTACACGATTAATGCCCGGTGGGCGTGTGGCTATCATCCAGACACGCTGGCACATGGATGACCTTACAGGACGGGTCACACGGGACATGGTACAGAACGAGCGAGCCGATCAGTACGATGTGGTAGAGTTTCCCGCGATACTGGATATAGTAAACAAAAAGACAAAGAAGTCAGAGCAGAAACCACTATGGCCTGAGTTCTTTGATCTTAACGCGTTACTGCGTACCAAGGCATCAATGCCCACGTTTCAGTGGAACGCGCAGTATCAGCAGGAACCCACCGCAGAAGAGGCTGCACTTATCAAGCGAGACTGGTGGGGTATATGGAAACAGGAATACCCCCCTGATTGCGAATACGTTATAATGTCTTTGGATGCGGCAGCAGAGACGCACAACCGTGCTGACTTTACAGCATTGACGACTTGGGGTGTGTTTTTGAATGAAGAGGTGGATAATTATAATATTATATTGCTAAACAGCATAAAGAAGCGTATGGAGTTCCCAGAACTAAAGCAGCTTGCCATAGAAGAATATGAAGAGTGGGAGCCAGACGCGTTTATCGTTGAGAAGAAAAGCGCTGGCACGGCATTGTACCAAGAAATGCGTAGGTCTGGTTTGCCTGTACAGGAGTATACCCCCCACAGAGGTTCAGGAGATAAGTTGGCCCGATTAAATTCCGTATCAGATATTGTTGCATCAGGCATGTGTTGGATGCCGGAGACCCGCTGGGCCGANGAAGTTATAGAAGAGATTGCAGGATTTCCGTTTATGAGCCATGATGACTTGGTTGATTCAACGGTTATGGCCCTTATGCGATTCCGCCAAGGGGGCTTTATACGTCTGCCTAGTGACGAACCGGAAGAACAGCGGTATTTCAAGCGACGTAATGGCGGGTATTATTAGGGGTCAGTATTATGGCAGTTGAAAAAGGGTTATATCAAGCTCCTGTGGGCATGGACGAGGCGCTTCCAGAAGGAGAGATGCCCGCAACAGATCTGGAAATAGAGATTGTTAATCCAGACATGGTTACTCTTGATGATGGTAGCGTTGAGATAACTCTTATTCCCGGTCAAGATATGCAGGATATGCCGTTTGATGGCAACCTCGCCGAGAACATGGAGGAGGGAGATCTTGCCTCTTTGTCTGATGATCTGATTGGATTGATTGATTCTGATATTGATAGCCGCAAAGAGTGGGCTGATACGTTTGTAGATGGTCTGGATGTGCTAGGCTTTAAGTACGAAGAACGTACTGACCCGTGGCAGGGAGCATGTGGAGTGTATTCCACAGTGCTGGCAGAAGCCGCCATACGATTCCAAGCAGAGACCATGAGTGAAACATTCCCATCGCTTGGTCCTGTTAAAACAAAAATTCTAGGTGAAGAGACTAAAGATAAAGAAGAAGCTGCTGCTCGTGTTAAGGCTGACATGAACTACGAGCTTACCGAGAATATGGTTGAGTATCGCCCAGAGCATGAGCGACTCCTGTATAGCTTGGGGCTGGGCGGCTCGGCATTTAAGAAAGTATACCACGACCCCAACATTGGGCGTCAGGTTGCGCTGTTCATTCCCGCAGAAGATTGTATCGTGCCATATAGTGCGTCACATATTGAGACTGCAGAGCGCGTCACGCACGTTATGCGTAAGACAAAGAATGAACTGAAGAAGCTACAGGTCAACGGGTTCTACCGTGATATCGAACTAAGTGAGCCAGAGCCATACCACTCGGATATCGAAGTCCGTAAGGCTGAAGAGGGGGGATACTCTCTAACTGACGATGATCGGTATGCACTATACGAAGTACATGCTGACCTTGTGATTGACGGTATTGATGATTCTGAAGACGAAATTGCCAAACCGTATGTAGTGACTATAGAACGTGGGTCAGGTGAGATCCTAGCGATTCGTCGTAACTGGAACCCTGAAGATCCACTATCGTTGAAGCGTCAGCACTTCGTACATTACCCGTATGTACCGGGGTTTGGCTTCTACGGTCTGGGGCTTGTTCACATCATTGGTGGATATGCTCGGGCGGGAACCTCCTTGATACGCCAACTTGTCGATGCCGGTACGCTCGCTAATTTGCCCGGTGGACTAAAGTCCCGTGGGCTGCGTATCAAGGGGGATGACGTTCCTATTGAGCCGGGAGAGTTCAAGGATGTGGATGTGCCGTCAGGTAGTATTCGTGACAACATCATGCCCCTACCATACAAGGAACCGTCTCAAACACTTTTGGCATTGCTGGATAAAATCACTAACGAAGGCCGCAGACTGGGCGCTATTAGCGACATGAACATATCTGATATGTCCACTAATGCTCCGGTAGGCACGACGTTGGCGCTTTTGGAGCGTACACTGAAGCCAATGGCTGCAGTACAGGCCCGTGTTCATTACGCCATGAAGCAGGAGTTCAAGCTCCTCAAGGCTTTGATGGCTGAATACGCGCCAGCAGAGTATTCGTACCAGCCAATACGAGGGGAGGTTACTGCCCGTCAGGCTGATTACATGATGGTGGATGTCATCCCCGTCAGTGATCCTAACAGCTCTACCATGGCGCAGCGTGTAGTGCAGTATCAAGCTGTCCTGCAGATGTCGTCACAAGCACCGCAGATCTACGACTTACCTCAACTGCACAGGCAGATGATTGAGGTTCTGGGAGTAAAGAACGCAGACAAACTTGTTCCTGTGAAGGACGACATGAAGCCCGCGGACCCAATCAGCGAAAACATGAACGCGTTGATTGGCAAGCCTATGAAGGCGTTCATCTATCAAGACCACGAGGCGCATATTGGCGCACATATGGCGTTCATGCAAGACCCACAGGTTATGGGTATGATCGGGCAGAACCCACAAGCAAAACAGATTATGGCATCTCTGCAGGCCCACATTGCAGAGCATCTTGGCTTCAAATACCGCAAAGATATCGAAGAGCGGATGGGAGCCGAATTACCACCACCAAACGAGCAGCTTCCAGAAGAAATAGAAGTACAACTCGCACGTGTGGTTGCAGAGGCTGGCAAACAGCTTACACAAGCAAACCAGCAACAGGCCGCACAGCAGCAAGCACAGCAGCAAGCACAAGATCCTATGTTCCAGCTTCAACAGCAGGAGCTACAGGTCAAGGCTCAAGAAGTGCAGCGTAAAGCACAGAAAGATGCTGGTGATATGCAGATCAAGCAAGAGGAGCAGAAACGCAAACTTGTCAAGGATATGGCAGATGCCAAACTTGAGGAGCAGCGACTTGAGCTTGAGAAGATAGAAGTCGGTATTGACGCCAAGAAAGCTGGTGTACAGATGCGAGCTAACAAACGTGCCGAGCAGAACAAGACAGATCTGGAAGTAGCCAAGATTGTTGCTACAGGTGGGGGTAAAGAATAATGTCCAATAACACAAAACCTCTAAAAAAAGTCATTAAGGGTCTGAAAAAGGCATCAAAAACTCACGCTAAACAAGCAAGGACGCTAACAAAAATAGAAAAAAACCAAAGAAATCAACGCAAACGCACATTTAAAAAGAAGAAGTAGAATGGCTAAAACCGTCTTTGACGTGCTTTCTGACAAACTAAACGAGGATAAGTCCTCTGCATTAGAGTTTCTTGGTGCTGGTGGAGCTAAAGACTTCGCTCAATACAAGGAAGTTACAGGCTTGATCCGAGGTCTCGACGCCTGTCTTAACTACGTAAACGACCTCTCGCGCAATCAACTGGAAGATGATGATGACTGAAGCAATCAAAAAAATTACTCCTGATGAAGATTGGGATGCACAACTACCCAAGCCTTGTGGATATCGCATACTGGTAGCTTTACCTGACATTGAAGATTACTACCAAGGTAGTAGTCTGCTGAAGACAGACAGTGAAAAACACAAAGAGTACATCATGTCTATCATGGGAGCAGTGATCGACATGGGCGAAAGCGCCTATAGCGATGAAGAGCGGTTTCCTTCCGGTCCATGGTGTAAAGTGGGTGATTATGTGATGTTCCGCATGAACACAGGCACTAGGTTCAAGGTAAATGGCAAAGAGTTTAGGTTGATGAATGACGATTCCATTGAGGCAGTGGTTCCTGATCCTCGTGGTATCTGCAAAGTATAAGGGGCTAAGTAATGGCGTTTCAAAAGGTCGAATATACATTCCCAGATGAAGACACTAAAAAGCCAGAGATTGAAGTGGAGAGTTCCAGTGCCGTTGAGATTGATCTTTCTGGCAAGAAACCTGAGAAGTCTGAGGCAAAACCTGCGAGTAAAGAGGACACTGAAGATGTTGGATTTGAAGTTGAGGTTGTTGATGATACGCCAAAAGCTGATAGGGGGCGTAAGGCTTCTGAGCCACCGGCTGATATCACTGATGACGAACTTGAAGAATACTCTGACAAGGTCAAAAACAGAATCAAGCATTTCAGCAAAGGCTACCACGACGAAAGGCGGGCAAAAGAAACAGCCCTCCGCGAAAGGCAAGAGCTAGAAGCGTATGCTAAAAAATTAATAGATGAAAATAAAGAATTAAAAGGCACGGTTGGTAAGAATCAATCAACTATGCTTGACCAAGCCAAACGATCTGCTGCAGGCGATCTAGAGCAAGCCAAATCTAAATACAAAGAGGCATATGAGGCTGGAGATGCAGAGGCAGTCGTTGAAGCACAAGAAAACTTAACCGCTGCTAAGATTAAGGCCGATAGGCTAAATAATTTCAAACTTCCTGCTTTACAGGAAGAAGAAACTCCTGTTAACTTACCAACAGAAACCGCCCCAGTGGTAGTTGATGCTAGAGCTGATGAGTGGGCGCGGGCCAACCCGTGGTTTAACTCTGACGAAGAAATGACATCGCTAGCACTAGGGTTGCACCAAAAGCTCCTAAACAGCGGCGTAGCCGTAGGGAGTGATGAATACTACGAGAAGATAGACACTCGTATGCGCCAAGTATTCCCTGAGAATTTTGAGGATACTGTAGAAGTCGAAGAGCCGAAAAAACAACCAAATGTGGTTGCACCCGCAACGCGGAGCGCAGCACCTAAGAAGATTAAGCTAACGCAAACACAGGTTAACATCGCTAAACGACTTGGAGTACCTCTAGAACTATACGCCCAAAAGGTTGCAGAAGAGATGAGGAAAAACTAATGGCTGAAAACCGTATAAACCGTGAACAGACCACCCGCGAAAAAACGACTCGTACTAGAGCTTGGCAAAGACCTGAGACCTTGCCGTCACCGAATCCCGAGCCGGGTTACGCATTTCGCTGGATTAGAGTCGCCACGCAGGGGCAAACTGACGCCACTAATGTTTCTTCTAAATTTCGTGAAGGTTGGGAGCCTGTAAAAGCTACAGATCATCCAGAGATTACAATGGCTACTATCGAGAACGAGAAGTTTAAAGATAACATTGTGATTGGTGGTCTTATACTTTGTAAGGCTTCGCAAGAACTGATTGATGAACGCACCGCTTATTATGAGCAGCAAACTAGAGGCCAGATTGAATCAGTTGACAACAACCTTATGAGAGAAAACGACCCTCGTATGCCGCTCTTCCATGAGCGGAAGTCAAAGGTTACTTTTGGCGCTGGGGGTTAACATTAAACCCTTGTTGTCTGGAGACAAATAGATGGCATATCCTACCATTGATGCCCCATATGGCCTCCGCCCAGTCGGAATGATTGGTGGCCATAATTATGCGGGTTCTACACGTAAGGTACCCATTGCTTCAAACTACGGCACGGCTCTTTTCTACGGAGACGTGGTGCAGTACAAGAACGATGGTACTGTTATTATCACCACACTACAGAACGATACGTCGCCTGTTGTTGGTGTTATTGGTGTGTTCATGGGCTGTAGCTATACAGATCCGAATACAGGTCAACTGACCTTCCGCCAAAGCTACCCCGGAAGCATCGTAGCTTCTGATATTGAAGCCTATGTATGTGACGATCCAAACGTACTGTTCAAGGTGGTAAATTGCACTAGCGCGTCTGCTGATGGCGCAACTGGTGGACTGCTTCCTGCGTATATCACTCGTGCTAACGCAATCTCTTGCAACGCAGAGCTTGTGCTTAATACTGGTGTGACAGCGTCAGGTAATAGCCGTATGGGTGTGTTCATTAACAACGTAACGACAATCCTGCCGATTACTGTTGTTGATGTTGTGCCTGATACAGCGAACAGTTCTGGTAACTTTGTTGAGTTTATTGTTAAGCTCACAGAGACTTACCACCGTTACAACCATACTGTCGGCGTATAAGGAGGAGTAGAAAATGGCTATTTCACGCGCACAACTACTTAAAGAACTCCTTCCCGGCCTGAACGCTCTGTTCGGATTGGAGTACGCAAAATACGGTGAAGAACACGCAGAGATCTTTGAAACAGAGACTTCTGATCGCTCTTTTGAGGAGGAGACCAAATTATCGGGATTCTCAGCAGCACCAGTCAAAAACGAAGGCTCTGCCATCGAATATGACAACGCACAAGAGGCGTTCACCGCTCGCTATTCACACGAGACCGTTGCAATGGGCTTTTCAATCACTGAAGAGGCTATTGAAGATAACTTGTATGACTCACTGTCAGCTCGTTATACAAAGGCGCTCGCTCGTGCTATGGCGTACACAAAACAAGTTAAGGCAGCGACCATTCTTAATAATGCCTTTTCTAGCGGCACCACATACGGCGATGGCGTAGAGCTTTGCTCCACAGCCCACCCGCTTGTTAATGGTGGCACTAACTCTAATGAGCCTGCAACCGCAGCCGATCTTAACGAGACTTCACTTGAAGCCGCCGTTATTCAGATTGCAGGTTGGACTGATGAGCGCGGCCTGCTAATTGCAGCAAAGCCTCGTAAGTTGGTCATCCCACCGAATCTACAGTTTGTAGCAACTCGTTTGCTGGAGACCGAGGGACGTGTGGGTACAGCGGACAACGACCTGAACGCACTTCGCAATAATGGTTCTGTCCCTGAAGGTTACACGGTCAATCATTATCTAACAGATACTGATGCGTTCTTCCTTATGACTGATGTTCCTAACGGCCTGAAGCACTTCACACGTAGCCCAATGGCTACCTCTATGGATGCTGACTTCGATACTGGCAACAGCCGGTATAAGGCCCGTGAGCGTTATTCATTCGGTGTATCCGACCCACTGGGTATCTTCGGTTCACCCGGAGCTTAACTGGATTAGAGGGGGGTGGCTTGCTACTCCCCTCTTTTTCCTATACGATACATTATCCCTGACAGTTGCATTGAGCGGCTGACACTAGCCACGACAGGAGATAGACATGGCTAATACTACCTTTAACGGTGCAGTCCGCGCCGAAAACGGATTTAAAGTTGTAACTAAAAGCTCCACTTTAGGAACTTTTACGGAGCAGCTAAACGCTAGTAGCGGTGGCGTTCTTGAAGTTCAAAAAGTCGCTACGTCTGGTAGAGATAACATTGTTGCAGCGGGTACAACCGTAGGCTCGAATAACGCCAGCTTGGGTACAGCAGCTACAATTTTTAACGTTACTCCCAATGCACATGGTTCTGGTATTGCTGATGCAGCAATCAATACTTTCATCAATAAGATTGGTGGAGATATTGTTACCACTATCCTCGTTGATCTGCATGGTGGACTAGCATCTGGCGGTGCTGCTAACGACGTTATCGGTACTGATGGCGGCGCAGCAAACGCGTACATTGCAGAGCTTACAAGCGCAGTAAATGGTATTCCTTACAAGCTAGAGTTTATCTGTCTTGAGGTTCCAACTGGCGGTGATCCAGACATTAACCTTGTTTGCTCCGCAACAGGCACAACGGCAGAAAATGCTGCAGTGACTAGCGGCACTGTGTTGTTTAACAACGGTGATCTGACATTGGGTCTTCATAACGAGATGGACGCAGGCTCTACGCTAGCAGCTCTGAGCAAGAAGTATCTGTACCTTACATCAGGTGATGCCACAGAGGCTGCTTATACGGCTGGCAAGATCGTTGTTAAGATTCACGGTGCAGCTTTTGACTATGCTAATGGCTAATATTAACGGAGAGGGGGACACCTCTCTCCTTTCTTGAAGGAGATTGATATGGGTCATAGCTCAGACATAAAAGCTAAGTTTATTAGCGATGAGAACGCATCAGATGATGATCGCTTAGTAACCGCCGCAAGACCAAACACCAGTGCAACCATGGCCAACACCACCTTTGCAGGGGGCGGTGCTAGGAACGTTACTGTTACGACCACAGGTACGGGTGACAACGCAAAAACTTGCACGATTACAGGTACAGATGTTTACGGCAATGCCATGACAGAAGTAATAACTTCTACTGGTAGTGCTGAAGCTGTAGCAGGCACTAAGTTGTTTCTGACAGTAAGTGCTGTCGAGTGTTCCGCTCAGTATGCAGCAAACATTAAAGTAGGGTCAGGAGATCTTTGCGCAGAAGCCATAAATGGCAGCAACAGAATCAGACTCAAAGGATTTTCTATAGTATCTGGTGGCACCGCAGGGACAGTTGAGTTCTTCAACAATACCCCTGAGAACGGTTCTGCTTTGTTTAAATCTCGTACCATAGGCACTGACAACACCACATTGGATAGAACTATACCAGCAGATGGCGTTCTGTTTGAAGATGGCATGTCAGTCAAATATACGATAGCTACCATAGACATGATGACGTTCTTCCATGGCTAGACGTAAAGGCACAATGAAGGGCCATACGATTGGTGGCGGACATAAGCGCCCCACTAAATCTGGTGCTGGAATGACTAAAAAGGGGGTTGCTAAATATCGTAGAGATAACCCCGGCAGTAAGTTAAAAACCGCAGTTACTGGTAAGGTAAAGGCTGGTAGTAAAGCTGCAAAACGGCGCAAGTCATATTGCGCTCGTAGTGCAGGACAAATGAAAAAGTTTCCGAAGGCTGCTAAAGATCCTAATTCAAGACTGCGGCAGGCAAGGAAGAGATGGAAATGCTAGATGCCGTACTTACAGTCCAATATACCATACTTCAAGGCTTGGGTTCGTAGAGAATACACCAAGAACTTAGAAGAGTATCACGGCGAGTTTCTACATGCCATGGTTGTTGCTGTAACCACTATGCCCAACCGCACTCTTAGCTTTCAGGTTATCTTCACAGGGTGTGAGTCAGATGACACTGACGAGCCTAACGTACATGGCGGTGCAATGTGGGCTAGGATGCCCCTCACAGCGCTTGTAGCAGACACACCGTACGAAGAGTGGCCTACAGAGCTACCACCCTACCTAGCGCAGCCTTGGGACTGTATGTCCCACTATCATTCAATATACAAGATTGAACGAGCATCGCCCGCGCCTTGGATAGCCAAGGTAGATGGTGAGTTCTACCCTGCGAAATATTACTTTACTGTCGATTACACAGACAGTGAGATTGCAGATGATCCAGCACAACACAAACAAAGCCATGTGCTTGAATTGTTAGATGCTGGCGAGTTTACAGGTAACATGGTAGCGTTACCTAATAATCGGGTGCGGGTTACGCATCCTGCGTGGTTTGAAACGGGCGAAGGCGCTCCAGACTTCAGACCAAACCAGCACAGCTACAACTCAAAAGAAGATGTAGGCTATGTGTGGGATACTAACCGAGTGTTCAACAATTTGTATAAGGATGAGTCTGATGACTGACAATAAGACAATGAAGAAGGGCATGAAAGACCTGATGAAGAAGGGTCTTGGTAAAAAGAGTCCCGATAGCAAGGTAAAAGACCTAGATCTCAGCATGTTTGACAAACTGCCAAAAAAGGCTGCTGGTGGCATGATGAAGAAAAAAGGCTACAAGATGGGTGGCATGACCAAAAAGGGCATGGCTGCTGGTGGTATGATGAAGAAAAAAGGCATGGCCAAAGGTGGCATGACCAAGAAGGGCTACAAGAATGGCGGCAAGGTCCGTGGTGTAGGTATAGCTTCTAAAGGTTTTCGTCCTGCAAAAATGGTCATGATGTCCAAAGGTGGTAAAAAGGGTGGTAAGAAGTAGTGACAAAACGTAAGGATCCCAAAGTTGGCACAGGAAAAAAACCAAAAGGATCAGGACGTAGGCTCTATACTGATGAAAACCCTAGAGACACAGTTGGTATTAAATTCGCTACTCCAGCAGATGCTCGAGCGACAGTCGCAAAAGTTAAGAAAGTTAGAAAGCCTTTTGCAAGAAAAATTCAAATCCTGACCGTAGGTGAACAAAGAGCCAAAGTGATGGGTAAAACCGAAGTCGCAAAGATCTTTCGCCAAGGCAAAGAAAGCATAAGAAAGGCTAAAAAATGAACGAGTACATGGGTTTTGGTGAGCTTGAAACAAGAGCAAGACGTGGTGATAAAAAAGCTATCGCAAAAATAAAAAAACAGAAAGACAAGCTCAAAAGGGCTGACAAATTTGATAGAGTAATCCGCAACAAAAAAGATATGACTGACGATCAAAAGATGAAGGTCATGGATTATGTAGGAAATAATATTTTTACAGAGAATGAAGTAAAACTCAAAAAGGGCGGTAAGGTTCGTGGCCGTGGTGGGTTAGCTAGGAGAAAACGTAATGCCTAAAGACGCTTGTTACCACAAAGTAAAATCTCGCTACAAGGTTTTCCCGAGCGCGTATGCTTCAGGGGCTATTGCGAAATGCCGAAAAGTTGGTGCTGCTAATTATGGCACTGGTGGCAAAAAGAAAAAGAAGAAAGCCACTGGGGGAGTTGTACAACTCTCTGGTGGTGGTATGGCTAGAAGAAAACGGGCTGCTCGTAACCCCAACATAGCTAGAGGTTGTGGTGTAGTCCAAGAGAATCGCCGCAAAGTTACAAAGTACGTGTGAGGCTTTTATGGCGGTACGTAAAACTAAAAAAGGACTAGCGCTAAAGCGATGGTTTAAAGAGGATTGGAAAGATGTACGCACTGGCAAAGCGTGTGGCCGACAAAAGGGTGAAAAGCGTGGAACTCCTTACTGCCGCCCTTCCAAACGGGTTTCTTCAAAAACTCCAAAAACGTCGTCCGAAATGTCGTCCTCTGAAAAAAGAAAACGTATTAGCCAAAAGAAACGACTTGGACAACCAGCAGGTAAGCCAAGACGAGTAGAAGCAGCTCGCCGGAAAAGGAAGAAATAGATGGCAACGTCAGGCACCACCGCATTTGATATGGATTTCACTGAAATCGCTGAAGAGGCGTGGGAGCGTGCTGGACGTGAGATGCGGTCTGGGTATGATCTTCGCACTGCTCGCAGATCCATGAACCTGATGACTATTGAGTGGCAGAATCGCGGTATCAATATGTGGACTATTGATAGCGGTACAATTTCAGTTACTGCAGGAACAGCACAATATAGCTTGCCAGCAGACACNGTAGATCTGCTTGACCATGTAATTCGCACTAATGCGGGTAATGCTGCAACCCAATCAGATCTTACCATAAGTCGTATTGGTGTTAGCACTTACGCGTCTATCCCTAACAAGTTAACAACTGGTAGGCCAATCCAAGTGTTTGTGGAAAGGTTAGCGACACCTAGAATAAACCTGTGGCCTGTGCCGGATACTAGCTATACGTTTGTGTATTTTAGGATGAGAAGA